TGGATGGACAACCAAGTGGGCAGCGTTCAGCAAGGCGTACCTGATCGAGCACCCACTGTGTGAGTGCGACGAATGCGCGCAGTTGCCACCATGGCAACGACCAGCGAGCACTGATGTCGATCACATTGATGGCACAGGGCGCACAGGTGCGCGTGCCTACGACAAGAGCAACCTGATGGCGCTATCCCACGCCCACCACGCACGGAAGACGGCGCGGGAAGACGGCGGATTCGGACGGACCAAGGGGTAGGGGTGTCGCAATCTCCACCGCTGAACGGCGGTAGCCCGTCAGGGTAGCGCGGCATTCGTTCCCTCAGAACGTGCTCGCCCCCTTTGAGACTAGGAGCCCTCGCCTGTGATCCCCACGCTCCTACGGCACGAACCGTCCTGCTCGAGCCCTAAGCCGCCCGTGCGTGACGCTCAGTCTGCAGGTGTGGTCGTGTGGCGTTGTCCTGGCTGTGGTGCGTTGGCGTCGACCTCGAGGAGCGCGTGATGGTCGATCAGATCCACGCGACGTTGAGCAAACTCGTGGTCCCGATCGAGGGTCTGGTCCCTTATGGGAAGAACCCTCGGCGTGGTGACGTGGATGCGATCGCTGAGTCGCTGACGGTGAACGGGCAGTACAAGCCGATCGTCGTCCGGGCTGGCAGCAACGAGGTGCTGGCGGGCAACCACACGCTGAAGGCTGCGCGGCAACTCGGCTGGGACAAGATCGCGGTGACGTTCGTGGACGTGGACGATGATGGCGCGGCTCGAATCGTGCTGGTCGACAACCGGACGAACGACGTGGCGACCTACGACGAGGCCGCGCTCGCTGAGCTCCTGTCGTCGCTGCCTGACCTGACAGGGACCGGGTTCGGTGCTGCTGACCTGGACGAGATGCTGGGCATCAAGCCTGACGCGCTGAACGACTCCGATGACACACCCGAACCACCGGCCGAGCCCGTCTCTGTGCTGGGCGACGTGTGGGTGCTGGGTGAGCACCGGGTGGTTTGTGGCGACGCTACGGACGTTGGGGCTTGGGATGCAATTCTTGGGAAGGCGCGCCCTTCTGTCGTGTTCACAGATCCGCCCTACGGCATCGGCTACCAAGCCATGCGCGGCGGTGCCAAGATCGAGAACGACGCCACACCGAATGAAGCTCTCCAGGTCACTCGCGATGCCCTCGCACTTGTCCATGATGCCGAGGTGCATTTCGTCTGCTGCGATTGGCGCTCGCTCGGCACCATCCTTGATGCGATGGCCGCCGCCGCGATCAAGCCGAAGTCGTGCATCGTCTGGGACAAGCAGACGCTAGTCCAGAATCTCGACCGTTACGCGAAGCAGCACGAGTTCATCGTCTATGCGGGACCGTTTGGCGGCCAGCCAACCATGGCGACCGACGTGTGGCCGCATCGTCGGGACTTCGACCCGGACCACCCGACACCCAAGCCGGTGTCGCTGATCATTCAGGCGCTGACTACGGCGTCGGCAGTCGGCGCGCTCGTCGCCGATCCGTTCGGCGGTTCGGGCTCGACGCTCATCGCCTGCCACGACACGAACCGCGTGGCCCGCCTCATCGAACTCGACCCGCGCTACGTCGACGTGATCTGCCGCCGCTACCAAGAGCACACAGGCGACAAGCCGGTCCTCGAGTCGACCGGCGAACCCCACGACTTCACGACGAAGGACTAGCCATGGCTTCACAGGCCGCGACCGGGCGCAAAGCCGCCCCGCGCGCACTGAAGCTCTTGGGTGGTATCGCACCGGGACGCGACTCTGGTGGGCGCAAGGTCGCAGCCGCGGTCCCCTTCGAGCGTGGCGCTGTCACCAAGCCCAAGGACCTGTCCAGCGACGCGGCGTGGCTCTGGGATCAGGTCGTCGCCCAAATGCACAGCGTCGGCCTCCTCAAGCCCCTAGACGCAGCCAGCCTCGAGGTTGTCTGCGAGACGTTCGCTCGCTGGCGTGAGGCCGTCGCGTTCCGCCGTGCGCACGCGCTCCTGGCGAAGAACTCGCAGGGCACCGTGGCGGCACCGTGGGTCGGCATCGAGGAGCGGGCCTCACGTGACTTTCGCGCATGGTGCGCGGAGTATGGCCTGACTCCGGCCGCCGAGAAGAACCTGGCGAGTGGAGACGAGAGTAATGGCGACGACAAGGAGAACCCCTTCGAGTGACGGCCTGAACCTCTCCCCTGAGGTCAGGTGGTATCTGGAGTCCCGGAAGATCCCGCTGCCCACGTGCCCGCCCCGCATCAAGACACCCGAGCCGAGCAAGGTCCGCGGCGCCCAGTTCGACCCGGCCCGCGTCGACAAGGTGCTCGCTGCGTTCGCCCTCCTGCGACACACGCAGGGCCAGTGGGCAGGTCGACCGCTGATCCCTGACTCTTGGCAGATCGCCTACATCCTGGCGCCCATCTTCGGGTGGGTGAAGTGGGATAAGGACTCCGAGTCCTATGCGCGGATCATCCGTAAGTTCTACGTCGACGTGCCTCGCAAGAACGGCAAGAGCACCCTGCTGGGTGGCATCTCCATCTATATGATGGCCGCCGACGATGAGCCTGGAGCGCAGATCGTGTGCGCCGCGACCAGCGAGCGTCAGGCTGGGTTCGTGTTCAACCCGATCAAGATGCTCGCGGCCAAGTCACCCGCGCTGAAGCAACACGTCAAGACGGTCACAAAGAAGGTCATCCACCCACGCTCCGGGTCCTACATCGAGGTCGTGTCCTCGGTGGCTGACGCTCAGCATGGCGCCAACATCCACTTCGGTTGCGTCGATGAGCTCCACGTCCACAAGACCCCGGATCTGGTCGAGACGATCGAGACGGGCACAGGCTCGCGCAGGCAGCCGCTGATCGGGATCATCACAACGGCGGACTCTGGGAAGAAGAACACGATCTACTCGCGCAAGCGTGAGTACGTGGAGCAGCTCGCTCGAGGCGCGATCAAGGACCCGTCGACCTACGGCGTGGTGTGGGCTGCCGACCCGAAGGCGGACCCGTTCTCCGAGGAGACGCAGAAGAGCGCGAACCCTGGCTATGGGATCTCGCCCACGCGGTCGTTCATGAAGAGCGCGGCTGTCGAAGCGAAGGCGTCGCCGGCTGACCTGGCCAAGTACCAGAGGCTGCACCTTGGGTTGCGGACGAAGCAGGAGACGAAGTACCTCGCCCTTGACGTGTGGGACCGCAACGGCTCCCTGGTCGATGAGACGAAACTCGCCGGGCGTGAAGCGTTCGGTGGCCTCGACCTCGCGTCGACCTCGGACCTGTGCGCACTGTCGTGGGTATTCCCGGCCGAGTCTGGCTTCGATGCGATCTGGCGGTTCTGGACCCCTGAAGCGAACCTGGCCAGTCTGGACAAGCGGACTGCCGGCGCTGCGACGGTGTGGGTTCGTGAGGGCTTCCTGACGCTGACTCCGGGCAACGTTGCCGACTATGACTTCATCCGGGCGCAGATCAACCTCGACCGGGAGGCGTTCGCCGTCCGTGGGATCGCCTACGACCCATGGAACTCATCGCAGATGGTCAACGACTTGGTGAGCGATGGTGCGCCGATGGTGAAGACCCGGCAGGGCCTGGTCACGCTGTCGGCGCCGACGAAGGAACTCCAGCGGATCCTGCTCGAGGGCACCGAGGCCAAGCCGATGTTCCGCCACGGTGGCAACCCTGCTGTGCGCTGGCAGGTGGACAACTTTGCGGTGGCCATGGATCCGGCCGGGAACGTGAAGCCGAACAAGGCTGTCGCTGCGGACAAGATCGACGCGGTCGCGGCCACGATCAACGCACTGTCGCTCGTCCTGGCCATGCCCGTAAAGAAGGCCAGCAAATACGAAACCGAAGACCTCGCGGTCGTCTGATCAAAGGAGTCCTCGTGAATCGTCGTGATCGGCTCCTGCGACAGGTCCACCTTCAGCGGTTCATCGTCACCCTCACCTCGGGTGAGACGTTCGACGGGCTACTGGCGGACGCGGACGACAACAGCGTGAAGCTGGTTGGCGCGTTCGCCGTGGATGAGAAGAACCGTCAGTCCATCGACGGTGACCTATACCTGCCGCGCGAGAAGATCGCATATCTGCAGAATCCGGAGGGCCGACCGTGATCGTGTCGAACGGGACGACCCTGGACTTCGCACCACAGGCCCTTGGTGAGACGGTCCCCAGTCTGAGCAACGGCTACTTCTACGCCACTCAGGGCCTTGAACTGTCAGGCAAGTTCGCCACCTACGCAGCGCTGTACCGTGCGCAGCCGAGTGTGGCGACGCTTGTGGACAAGATCGCCAACAGCGCGGCCCGGCTGACTGTGAAGGTGTGGGACAACACCCCGAAGACTGGCAAGGTCCAGGACTTGACCTCGCCTTACGCGAAGCTGATGGCTGACCCGTGCACCGTCATGTCCCCGTTCTCGTTCTACCGCTGGACGTTCAGCACCTACGAGATTTACGGCGAGTCGTTCTGGTACAAGGTCCGCGACCCCAACGGCCCATCGGTTGAGACTGAGCACGGCAAGCGTCTGACCGGCAAAGTCCTCAGCGTGCTGCCCATGCACCCGTCGCGGACTGCGGTTCACCGCAACTCGATCGGCGCTGTCGAGTACATCTTCACCCTCGGCGTGGCGTCGGCTGGGATCCTGCACGCGCCGGCCGAAGATGTGGTCGCGTTCCTGCGGTACAACCCCGACAGTCTCATGCGTGGCTTGTCGAGGCTGGAGCCGTTGCGGACCACGCTCCTGAACGAGGACTCGGCCCGCCGTGCGACGCAGTCGTTCTGGAACAAGGGCGCCCGCCCGGGTTTGCTCCTGAAGCACCCAGGCGAACTGTCCCAGCCTGCACAGGACCGCCTCAAGGCGTCCGCTGATGCCCGTCATGCAGGCGCGGACAACGCCGGCGGCACCATGATCCTCGAAGAGGGCATGGATGCTGTGGTCGTCCAGCTCAGCATGGAGGAGATGCAGTACATCGAGGCCCGGAAACTGGACCTGCAAGAGGCTTGCATGGTCTACGACGTGCCCCCGCCCGTGGTTCACATCCTCGACCACGCGACCTTCTCCAACATCACCGAGCAGATGCGCAGCATGTACCGCGACACCATGACCCCGCGGCTTGAGGACTGGGAGTCAGCGATCGACTACTCTCTGCGTCCGGAGTTCTTTCCGATCGGTGCGCGCAAGGCGAACTTCGACATGACCGACGTTCTCCGCGGCGACTACGAGACGCGGGCGGACAAGGCAGTGACGCTTCGCCAGTCCGGCATCTACACCGGCAATGAGGCCCGCGACATCGTTGGTATCGCGCTGAGTTCCGATCCCGAGATGGACAGGCTTTACGCGAACGCGGCGCTCGTGCCGCTGGGCACTCCGGCACAGCGGGTGTCGATCACGGAGTCGGCGAACCCGTCCCCTGCGATGCAGGCTGAGGCGGACGCTACGGCTTCAGGCGCGACCGCTGCGGCCACTGAGGCATCGGCTGCGGGTAAGGCCATCACACGGTCATTCATGGGCCACCTGGCCAACCTTGGCACGAAGGCGACTAGTCCTGCCGTCCGTGCCGCGATCGTTGTTGGTCATCAGGCGGAACTCGACAAGTTCTTTGCTCGTCAGCGCGCGTCTGTCAAGGCTGCCGTGAGTAAGAAGGCTGCCGGAGTGTTCGACGCGACCGCATGGGATGGCGACCTGGCCACGATCCTGCACTCACTCTCGGCTGCGACCGCGAAGACTATCGGCACGAAGGTTGCCAGCGACTTGGGCGGCGAGTACGACGGCGCCTCGATCGCGGACTACCTGACGACGAACTCAGCCTCGACGGCCAAGCAGATCAATCAGAAGACGGCCGACGAGATCGCCGCCGCGCTCGAAAACGCTGCCGACAGTGAGGACCCTGAGGACACGATCGACGGCCTGTTCGATGGTGAGATCGCAGCCCGATCGAATCAGATCAGCCTCACTCGGCTGGCGGTCATTGGCGGGCTGGCGGCTCAGGTCGCGGCTCGACTGTCGAAGGCGAAGACAAAGACGTGGGTCGTCACGTCGGCTAAGCCGCGAGCCTCTCATGCGGCCATGGACGGCGAGACTGTCGAACTCAACACGCCTTTCAGCAACTCGATGAACGGTCCAGGTGACTACTCCGGTGGCGCCGATGAGGTTGCGGGATGTACCTGTGACCTCGATTTCTCCACGGAAGGCTGACCATGAAGATCATCCGCAAGGACGCGACGATCACCAACACGGACGACGCCTTTCCCGGCGAGTTCGAGGTGGTTCTGTCCGCGCCGACCAAGGACCGCGACGGCGAGACCCTGCTCCCTGATGAGTGGAAGCAGCCGCTGCCTGAGCGGATCACATTCGACTCCGACCACGGCATGTCTGTGGCGACGACCGTGGGCTCTGGTGTGCCAACGATCAACGACGCCGGCGAACTCGTGGTGTCTGGCACGTACTCCTCGCTGGCCCGCGCGCAAGAGGTTCGGACGTTGGTCAACGAGGGCCACATCCGCACGACCTCTGTGGCGTTCATGTCCGAGAAGGTTGCCAAGTCGGGCGTCGGTAGGCCCGACACAACAATGCGCGAGCTGCTCAACGGCGCGTTCGTGGCCATCCCCTCCAACCGTGAGGCGCTCGTCCTGTCATCGAAGGGCTTGAAGGCCGGGGCGCGGAACAGCGCGTCAGACATGAAGCACATTCAGGCTGGCCATGACTCGATGGTCGCCGCGGGTGCGTCGTGTGACACGGCGAAGGCCGCGAGCGGTGTGGTAACCAAGGCGGTTGTCGGGAGCCTCGAAGCGACCCAGGAGCGGGTACGCGATGCCCTTCAGGACGCCTACCCCGAGAAGTACGTGTGGCTCCGCGCGACCCTGCCGACCGAGGCAGTGTTCGACCTGAGCGAGATCGACGGCCCTGACAGCGAGACGATGCGTCAGCCGTACACAGACGACGGGTCCGTGGTCACCCTCACAGGGACAGCGACACCCGTGGACGTGGCAGAGATTGTCACGCCCGATCCAGACGAGAGCACCGAACCTGCCGTTGAGGTGACCCCCGCTGCCGCCGCTGAGAAATCTGCCGCCGCTGCCGCTGTCATCAAAGCCGCTGAGATGGACGCGCTCGATGTGCAGAACCGGGCACTGCAGGCGCAGGTAAGCGCCTACGTGACCGAGTAGCGCCCCCATCCATCGCAGCCCGCCGCGTGCGGGCTGTCAGTCATGCCCAGAAAGGAACCATCATGTC